GCGACACACCCACGGTGCGCGGTTCGTTGTAGACCGCGGCCATGTAGTTCTCGATCACACCCTTGAGGTTCTTCTCATTGGTGATGTTGCGCGCGAACAGCGCCACTTCCCAGGCACCGTAGTTGGCCGAGTAGCCCAGCTTCAGGCCGCCTTCGAAGCTGCCCTTGGAGTTGAACTCGGCCGAGTCGTACAGCACGAAGCTGGTGTAACCCTGCTTGTTCCAGTCGGTGGAGACGAAGAACACATCGGCGTCATTGACCGGCATGTCGTAACGCGCGGCCAGGTTGATGTTGTACTTCGGTGCATTCGGCAGCGGGTTGCCGTTGATCTGCGCGAAGGTGTTGGCACCAACCTTGATGGTCGGGTCATTCACGGTGCACACCACGGCGCCGTTCAGGGCGCAGACCTGCGCGTACACGCGGTCGTCCTGGATCTTGCTGTGCAGCAGGCTGACGCCGGCGCTCAGGGCCAGGTTCGGGATCGGGCGCAGCTCCATGTCCGCTTCCAGACCGTAGGCCTTGGCCTTGTCGGCATTGAACAGCACGCCGTTGCCGTCCGAATCGTTGCCGTTGAGCTGGATGTCGTTGACCACATAGGTGAACGCAGCCGCGTTCACGCGCAGGCGGTTGTCCCACAGGCTGCTCTTGATGCCCGCTTCCCAGGACAGGATGGTTTCCGAGTTCGCCGTGGTGAAGTCGGCATTGAACACGGCCGAACGGCCCTGGATGGTCGGGCCGCGGAAGCCGCGGGCCACGCGCGCGTACACGCTCAGCTGCGGGTTGAACGCATACATCGCGCTCAAATCCCAGCTCGGCGTGGTGTCGGACATCTCCACGTAGGTGCGGCCCTTGTAGGTCACGGCACCGGCGGCGGTATCGGCGGTCTTGAGCAGGCGGGTCTTCTTCTCGTCCTTGGTCTGGCGCAGGCCGGCGGTCAGGGTGAACTTGTCGGTCACGTCATAGCTGACCTGGCCGAAGCCGGCCCAGGAGGTGTTGACGTTGCGCAGGCGCACCCAGTTGTTCGGGTTGCGCGCGTTGCCCTGCAGGAACCAGGCGCGCTGGTAGAAATCGGTGGTGTCGCGACCGTCGAAGTAGAACGCGCCGACCTGCCACTTCAGGCGGTTGTCGTCGGCGTTGGCCAGGCGGAACTCCTGGGTCCACTGGTCCAGATCGCGGATCTGGCCCATCGACTGGCCGTAACCGTTCGGCACGCCGTTGACCGGGTAGTTCACGGCTGCGCCGCCGTCGGTGTCACCGCGGCTGTAGCCGGAGGTGGTTTCGTAGGCGGTGATCGAGGTCAGCGAGACGTTGCCGAAATCGTAGATGGCCTTCACCGAGCCGCCGTAGGTCTTGTAGGCCTGCGGGTTGTTGTCGGCTTCGTCGTAGGCGACCTGGTCGCGCGGCACGTCGGTCTTGTTGGAGCCCTTGGTCAGCGCGCTGCGCAGGAACAGGGTCGAGGTGCCGTCATAGTCGCGTGCGTGGGCCGAGGCCAGCAGCGAGAAGTTCTCGGTCGGCTGCAGCAGCAGCTGCGCGCGCACGTTGCGGTCGTCGAAGCCGCCCATGGCGTTCTTCTTCGGCGAGACCGTGCCATCGGCGCTGGGGCCGCGGTAGGTGTTGTCGACGTAATCATCGCGGTGCTGGTACAGCGCCGACACGCGGAACGAGGCGATATCGTTGATCGGGCCACCGAAGCCGCCGTCGATCGCCACGCTGCCGTAGGTACCGTAGCTGGCCTGCACGCGGCCGCTGTAGTCCTGGCTCGGCTTGATGGTGTCGAACTTGACGATGCCGGCGGTAGTGTTGCGGCCGAACAGCGTGCCCTGCGGGCCGCGCAGCACTTCGATCTGGTCCACGTCATAGACCGGGTTGGACTTCAGCACCACGTGCTCGAGCACCACGTCGTCCTGGATGATCGAGACCGGCTGCGACGCACCCAGGTAGAAGTCGATGTTGCCCAGGCCGCGGATGTAGAAGCGCGGGAAGATGCGGCCGGTGGTGGTTTCCGCGTAGAAGCTGGGCACCTTGCCCGACAGCGCCAGCAGGGTGTCGTCGCCGCCGGCGGTGTAGTCGCGGATCTTCTCGCCCTGCACCACACCGACCGAGACCGGCACTTCCTGCAGGTTGCGCTCGCGGTGGTCGGCGGTGACGGTGATGGTGTCCAGCGAGGTCGCGCTGGCCGACTGCGCGTCCTGCGCCGAGGCGGCAGCGGACAGCATCAGCGCAGCCGAAGCGCAGGCCAGCGCCAGGGCGTGGCGGCGCGGCAGCAGGGCGGCCGGCAGGGAACGGGAAAGAAGACGCGTCGACACAGGGGCGTGGCGTAGAGCGGGCATGCAGAGGTCTCTGGTAGTACAGATCGGGGCAGCCGGCGAGATGGCCGGGCACCATAGGAAATCGACACCGCTGTGGAGACAGCGATGCGGCACGGTATTGGCTGGATGTTGCAGATTGGTGTCAGGGCGTTCTGGGCGACGGCTGTCCGGCCCCCCTGGTCCACTGGCTATGCGGCCGCGTTTTCTGGCGCGGATTATGCCCGGCCCACGCGCGCGCCGGAAGGGCAGCGTTCGGGTTTGACGCCTACCGGGCCATCGGTCACATGTCGCCCGGCACTTGTCGCCCTGGCGGCGGCGAACACTGAACCGGTCATCCATGAGCAGGCCACTCGCTGGAGGATGCCCTGCGCGCGGCCACCGCCGGGATGGCGCAGTGGCTGGAGCAGGACGACCGGTTGAGCCTGTCCGAGACAGCGCAGGTGCTGGGTAGTTCGGTCAGCTTCGTGGTGGCCAACCTGGCCGGGCGCAGCGTCGGCGTGGCGGCCAAGCTGGACAAAGCGCTGCTGCGGCAGGTCGAACGGGCACCTGGCAGGACACACGGCGCCGGCCCGTGACCCGGACCAGGCACCCCTTGGCAGGCAACGCCGGTCGGCGCTAGACTAGGCCCATCGCGAGGTACGGCCGAGGTCGGGTACGCCACGCAGTTGCACCACCCGTGGGGCCATAGCTCAGCTGGGAGAGCGCGTCGTTCGCATCGACGAGGTCAGGAGTTCGATCCTCCTTGGCTCCACCACTATTCAGCCCGAAAGGGCACTCGAAAGGCCGGAAGACCTGCAATAACAGGGCTTTCGGCCTTTTTCGTTGTGCGAGCAAGTACGGCCCGGCACGTTGCAGCTAGTGAGACGGTGGGGGCATATTTTGGGGCACCTGCCCCATGCCCCCAGAATCGATGCCCCCACTCTCCGATCTCGCTATTCGGCGCGCGAAGCCCAGCAGCAAAACCCAGAAGCTCTTCGACGGCGGTGGTCTCTACCTCGAGATCTCACCTGCAGGTGGCCGTTGGTGGCGACTGAAGTACCGCTTCGGCGGCAAGGAGAAGCGCCTGGCGCTCGGGGTGTATCCGGAGGTCACTCTGGCCCTGGCCCGCAACCGTCGCGAGGACGCCCGCCGTCTACTCGCCCAGGGCACAGACCCAAGCCAGCAGAAGAAAGACGCAGCCGCGGCGAAGGCCGGGCTGGACGCATTGACGTTCGAGTCCATCGGGCGGGAGTGGATGAAGGGCCGGATCTGGGCGCCGTCGTATCGCATCAAGGTCGAGGCGTGGATGGAGAACGACGTGTTCCCGTGGATTGGATCGCGGCAGGCTGCTGACCTCGAGGCGCCGGACTTCCTTTCGATCGCGCGACGCATGGAGCGGCGCGGCGCCATAGAGTCCGGCCATCGGGTGATACAGAACTGCGGACAGATCATGCGCTATGCCATTGCCTCGGGCCTGGCCAAGCGCAATCCGGTCGCCGACCTACGCGGTGCGCTGCAGCCAAAGCCGAAGCGCCACTACGCAGCATTGGCCGAGCCGAAGGAGCTGGCGCCGCTGTTACGTGCCATCCACGCCTACCAGGGCAGACCGGTGACGCGTTGGGCGCTCGCCCTGGCTCCCCTGGTGTTCGTGAGGCCAGGAGAGTTGCGCCAGGCGGAGTGGTCGGAGTTCGATCTGGACGCTGCCGTGTGGCTCATCCCCGCCGACAGGATGAAGATGCGCGCCGAGCACCTGGTGCCGCTGTCGCGGCAGGCCATGGACATCCTGAGGGAGATCCACCCGCTGACCAATCGGGGCAGGTACGTGTTCTCCGGCCGCAACAGCGTGCAGCGGCCGTTGAGCGAAAACACGGTGAACACCGCGCTGCGGCGGATGGGGTTCGAGAGCGACCAGATGACTGGCCACGGGTTCCGGGCCACCGCGCGCACCATTTTGGACGAGGTGCTGGGATTCCGTCCCGATATCATCGAGCACCAGCTGGCGCACGCCGTGCGCGACCCGAACGGCCGTGCCTACAACCGCACGACCCATATGGCCGAGCGCGTGCGCATGATGCAGGAATGGGCGGACTACCTGGACCGCCTGCGCACCGGCAACGTAGTGGCACTGCGGCCGGATCAGGCGGCCTGATCGTCTTCGAAGGGCTGCAGTCGGTTGGCGATGCCGTCGAAGTGCGCGGCCTCGACGCGGAGCCGGTCAGCGCCACGCCGGCGACTCGCCCTAGCCCGCCAGTCACCGCTGCGAATGCTGTCCAAATCGTCGGCCTGCTGCCATAGCGAAGCCGCCCTCGCGCGCGCCCAGCGCGCCTTGCCCATGCTCTTCTGATCCATGCAGCTACTGTCGCCGCCGACGGTCGCATGCGCCGATACGTAGGCAACGCCGGCTGACTCGCGCCGCTACAGCTTCGGGTTCGGGATTGCGTCCAAGCGTCGCTGCTGCTGGAGTTCGGTGCGGGAGAGCTTGCGGACCGGTTCGTCGTTCGCCGTTAGCCGCGCCACAGCCTCCTTCAGCGGCAGCCCTTCCAGCACCCGCGCGGCGCACCAGCGCTCCGCATACCGCTTACCCTGCCGCACGCTGGCCGCCCGCACCTGCTTGTCCTGCCAAATTTTCCTGCAGGACAGGACGACACGGATGCAATGGGCGCCAGGCTGCACGCTGGCGATCTGACGATTTCCCCACCACAAACCCCAGTGGTCGCCATGTTGCACCCAGCCTCGAGGCTGAGGGGCGGTCTTGAAGCCAGCGAAGTCGCAGGGCGGGAGCATGGGCGCAGCATACGGGCTGCGGTCTCAGATTCCGCGACTGAGGGAGCCATTCTTGCGAAGGAGTCCCGTCGCATTGCAAGGGCACGTATCTCTGCGGAAGGCGTCACTCAATTCCAACAGCAGCCAAAAAAAAGAAGCCCCGCTTTCGCGGGGCTTCCAGTCATTCACGTATGACGAAATCAGGCAGCCACAGGCGCCTTACAGCGAGCGATCGCGGCTTGGAGGTGACCATCGATGTTGTCGAGTTCATTGATGATCTCGATTGCCAAAGCAGCCAGATCATTCCTGTTCTTCGGCTGCGCAAGAGCGTACAGATCAAAGTTCAGGTGGGCGCCATTCATCATCATTCTCCAGTAGGTGCTTCGTATCGTGTAGGGCAAGGAAACTTATAACTTAGAACTTAGAACTTAGACTGGTTCTTCAACTCAGCCATGATCTTCTCAAACTCTGCTGCATTTTCCTCGTCGAGCGCGAGGCCCAAGCTCTTCATCTTGAGAATGCACTGTTTCGAATTGATGGCATTTCGCTGCTCATCAAACTCCAGCATGCCGCTCTCAAGAAACTTTGTGAGGGCAAAATCAACAAACGCCAGACCATTCAATACGTCGGCCAAGGTGGGGTTCAGATTTTCGTTGAACTGCACAAATCCGAACGCGCGATGCGCGTCGATCAATGTATTGACCTGTCCTACCACCTGAGCCCAAATCTTTGCCAGCAGATCGTTCAGATCCTGCCGGTTCGGTGCGCCTGATCCATCACTCATTGCTTATAAGCATCCTTGGCTATTGCTTGTAACGGCCGCGTGCATGAAATCTTTCGCCGTTCAGCTTTTCCCGTTTGGTGCCAGTCAGTTACGTTGTCGTTACGACGGCTTGGACGCGGATACTGCATTACTTTTCTGGCGTTTGCCATAGGAAAACACGACACATCCCTTATCACCTTCAAACCAGCCGAACAAGGGAGGAAAACGATCTTTAAATTCAATGCGTTACGCGTAACGCCCTACCACCGAGCGTGTTCATCTTAGAGGGTGGTTTGAGGTCTAGAGACCATTCATGTGTGTGAATTTGCGCACTTTTGATGGACTGTATGGGACGCCATGGGACCCCATGGGACGTCCTCGCACCCAGGCCCGCGGACGCCGGCGGGGCGCTGCTCAGGCGCCCCAGCACCCGGGCTGAGCTGCCTGCGGCTCCCGGATCCGGCAAGCACAGATTGCCCGGACGGGACTATCGGCGGTACAGGGCGATCCCCCGGCCAGCTGTGGGGATCGGCCGGCCCCGGCCGTCGGGGTGCACGCGGTGCGAAGGCCTGGGCCGCCGGAAGGGGTATGGTTCCGGCATGTGCGGCCGATTCGTCCAGACCCCAATCCGAAACGCTGACACCTTGGGCCTCCCCCAGTTGGTCGGCGACCTCATGTCGATCCCCGAAAGCTACAACCTGGCGCCGACACAGCGCGCGTCCGTGATCCTTGATCGTGGCACCGGCGTGCAGGTCACCAGGCTGTCTTGGGGCCTGCTCCCCTTCTGGGCCAAGGCCAAGAAGCTGCAGGGCTCCACCATCAATGCCCGTATCGAGACGGTGGCGACCAAGCCGGCGTTCCGGTCGGCGTTCAAGAAGCGCCGGTGCCTTATCCCCATGGCCGGGTACTACGAGTGGTCGGTCAACGCTGAGGACGGGAAGAAGGATCCGTGGTTCATCCACGCGGCCGGGCCGCTGCTGGCCGCCGGCCTGTGGGAAGACACCAGCCCCCTACTCGACCCTGACAACCTGGGCACCTTCACGGTGATCACCGGCGACAGCAGCGGCGTCTCGGCAGATATCCACGACCGCATGCCGGTGTGGCTGACGGCCGGCCAGGCCGATGAGTGGCTGGCGGCCGAGCCAGATGACGCGATGGCGATGCTGCTGGCGAGCGAGCCCCCAGCGATGGAGGCCTACCGCGTCAGCCGCGCGGTGAATACCCCCCGGAACAACCGAGCGGAGCTGCTGGTGGGTACAGCCTGAAGCAGCAGCTGGCGCCCCTGCTGGCTTTCTCAATCAATCCACGCTGCCGCAGCTTTCCCCATCGCAGCGTGCTCACGAATTCCCGGGTGATTCGTGAAGTTGGCTCCGCAGTTGTCCAGCCGGTGGATGCCGATGACGTTGTACGCATCGTCAAAGAGACCCACGGTGTCGATGAAAGCGGCGGATTTTCCCGTGTCGGGGGAGATGTACTCTGCAGCACGTCGGAGGGCGCGGTTGGTGAAGCGCCACTGATCATCCGTGTATCCCACGTCGATCAGGTTGCGTCGGGCCACGCCTGCCACAATCGCATCCCCACCAGCGGCATACACAGCGTCCAGGATCTGCCGAACGTTTGCTTCCGTCGTGGCCACGCCAACCTCGTTCATGCCGAAGTTGATGAACACGAATGGCTTCGAGCCGTCAGAAACTGCTGAGTGGATCAGCCCCGTAAGCGCCGCAAGCCGCGTCGGATCAAGCCCGTTCGTCACGGCAGAATCCGATCGCGTTCCCCCGATGCCGAGGTTCTTAACGCTGACCTCCTGACCATAGGCATCCTCCATCGCAGCAACCATAGCCCGCGCAAAGCCCCATTTCGTGTGAACTGCGCCGGCGCCGTCTCCGAAGTCATACAAGGGGATTGCATCCGTCAGAGGCGGAATCGAGACGTAGCCGCCGCTGCTGGTCGCTCGGTCACGCGCTACGCCGTTGGGGACCGTGGTCGAAGGAGTCGCATTCTGCATCGCTACGATGCTGTCTCCATAGAAGATCCCCACAACTGGCTTGCCGCTTCGCAACGCCCCCAGGGTGGAGCGCATTGCCGTAGCGTTGCGCCGGCGGTCCATTTCCCACTGCGCGGAGATATCCCTGTGCAGATAGCCGTCCTTCACCGCCCACACCGGGTGGACAGTCATCGACGCCCCCACTACCCGGAGGTAGGCGAGCGGGATTCGGGATGACACGCCGATCCCCGGCGCAAATTCCGCGGCGAAGCGGGCTTTCTCGATTCCGTCGACGACGCCGACCTGGAGGGTATTGGCATCCAAGTAGACCAAGCTGTAGCGGCTATTTGCCCAGTTGTATGCGACTTTCACGGGGACGTCCGCCCCTGCACTCGCGCGCATTACCGCTCCGAGAGGACCGTTGAGCTGATAGTCAGATCCAAGGCTCAGGACAGCGCCGTCAGACTGTCGGGTCACCACTACGCCGCCCACATTCGCGTTCGTCAGCCTTCCGACCACAGGCGCATAGGCGAACGCCACGTAGTTGTTGAGCGACGCAGCCAAGATGCGCGATTCATCGGTGACGGCCCCAGTGCTCGCAGGAGTAATCCCCACTGCACCCGTTACGGCCAAGTCGGCACCGCCGCGCCCCAGCCGCAGGCGGACAGCCAGCGATAGGCCGGTGACCTCGAACTCAGCAGAAGTCACAAGGTCGTTGCTCCAGTGTCCAGTGAAATCCGGAAGCGCTTCCGGCCGTACGACAAGTTTGCGGCTAAGGAGAGACCAGCACAGCGAGAACGCACTATTGAGGGGACCGAAGCCCGCGCCTGGTGTGGTTTTGTACCAGCCGCGGCGACCTGGACTATCGCTTCCAGCAGCACGGTATCCCTGCGAGGAGATTGCTACCTGGCTAGAGTCGGTGTACGCAATCCAGTCGAAGATGATGTGGCGATCGTCGACGCGGTACTCGGTCGGGAAAACGAAAGTGATATCGCGGGCAACACCATCGCCCGCAGTACCTGCTTCGGCGACCGTGTAGGTCTTACGGAGCACCAACGTATCACTGGGATCGCCCCCCGGAACCAGAGCTTCATTTCCGCTCGCAGCGCGCGAGCGAACGCTCAGGATGAGGTGCGTTGCACCCACAGCCAGTCGAGCCCTGGGAATGACCAGAGCAGACAGCACCGAACCGACTTCAATGTCCAGCCCTGACTTGATCATGGCCGCCCAGCCAGCATCGTCGGAAAGCCCAAAGTCAGCGGTAGCAACCTTGGCCGCCACTTCCTTCTGCATGGTATCGAATGCGGCACCAATCCCCTCGAGCTCCGTGCTGTTGGCCGTGACCGCGCTGGACAGCTGCGGGATACTGATCAGCTGTGCTCGGCCCAGGTTCACCGCCAGAGCACTAGGAGCGTTGACGTTCGACCAGAAATTCGAGGAAGTGGAATTTCGATAGTAGCCGCGACGCTCCTGCGTCCATGCACCGGCTGCCAGGTTGCGAACCGCCATCGGCTGCCGCTGCCCAGCATTGTCCACGGCGTCCAGTTCAACGAGGTAGGAAGTGCCAACTTCGACCTCGCGATAGTTGAGCGGAAGAGTGGCATCGACCAATTCGGTCGCTCCAGGCACTATCCCGAGTTCTGAAACCGCGATGAACCTGTCTTCAAGCAAAAGGTCGCCAGGAGCTCCAGGCCCAGAACCCGAGCCGCCTGCCCCCGAGATCGCACGAGACCAAAGCCGCACCCTGATGCGCGTGGCTGCGCTGCCAATCCCAATAGGCGCGGACACGCTGTCGAAGTAAGTACCGACAGCCATGTCCTCGCCAGCGTGGAAGGCGACGGACCAGTTCGCAAACGCAAGCTGCAGGCCGAAAACACCACTGGGCACCCGCGAGGAAATGGGGACAACCGAGCCACTAGATAGGGCTTGGCTTACCGTGTCGGCGTAGCTGTTGAACACAGGAAGGTTCACTTTCGTTTCGAGTTCGACACGGTCGGCCTTTTGAGAAAGCACGTCGGCCGCAGCCCATTGCAGGCCCGAGGCCACCATCACATAGCGGCCACTATTAGGGACAGTTTCCCCTGAGACTGGGTCGACGTGCGTGCCATCGTCACCTATGACGGCCACCTGCCTGTTCACGGGGATCTGCCCAGCGCCCGCAGCAGACGATGCCGCCGCCCACGTCGGAAACTCGATCGTGCTGCCATCGGCGAGGAAGGTCTGGAAGTCGAACTCGATCCCAACCCAGCTCTTCCGCGTTGCGCCCTTTCGGTCAACCCAGGTATGCCCGGGCCCATTGATCCCCGCATCAAGGTTCTCGGCGTTGTCATACAAATCCAGGGGCGAGCTCGAGCCCACCGGGTTGCCGGTGTTGTATTTGGTCATCTGGGTGCGTCTCCGGTAGTGCTACGGCGCGGTCGCGTCGTCGTATTGGTAGAAGGCGGGGTCGTACTGCACGGCGGCAAGCTCGACAGAGCCGTCTTCGCCTGGTGTGAGCTCGGCCAGCACGGCGTCATATCCAGCGCGCGTGCTGTCGCAGAAGATCAGTTCGGGGGGATCGATGGTCGGATCGTCCATGATCCAGGTGTTGAAGGCGTGGTCGCCTGGCAGAGCGGATGCGGCGATGGTCAGGCGGTGGTCGTCCACACGGGCAGGCACGATCACGCTGGAGAGCGTGCCGTCCTGGAACCGGATCAGGCACCGCGGCGCCGGCAGGGTCCAGTCCAGATACTCGCCCACCTCGATCAGCACCCGGGTTCCGTCCAGGCGCGCCGATTCGATCATGGCGCTGGTGGTGCTGGATCCGGGGATGTCGTCGAACAGCTTCACCCGGTCGCCGTACTGGTACACCAGGCCCATCATCTCGGTTTTCGTCGTGTACGTGAGGCGCTGGCCCTGATGCTTCATCAGTCGGCGCATGCCGATCCGGTAGGCGCGATCGCGCGTGCCCACGCCCTGCAGCTCATACGTCTCCACCTTCCACGGCGTGTCGCCGCCCGGCAGCCGACACTCCACCGTCTCGGCCTCCCAAGTCACCTCATCGATGTAGGTCACGTCCACGCCGTCGAAGTCATCCGGCCCCGGCGAGGTGAACGCCGTGGTCAACGGCTCCAGCTGCCGCTGCGGCGAGATGCCGCCGCGCCAGGCCTTGATCCCTTCGCGCCCGGCTGAGCACATCGAGTCGATGAGCAGGAAGTAGCCCATGCCCGCCTGCGCCGCCATCTGCAGCAGGTCGAGAGCGCTGGTGCCGGACTTCTCCGCGCTGAAGTCGAAGAACTCACCGCGCGGCGTCCAGTAGGTGTTCTCCAGGTGGGTCAGCGTATCGGTGTCGATCTGGTCAGTCGGCAGCCCAAGCGAGCGCATCACGTGGATCATCGCGCCGCTTATGCTGCGCGCGGTGCCATCGTCGTACAGGCGGGTCGCCTCCACGTTGAACCGGCGATCCGTCTGCGCCGCCAGCTTGGTGCCCGTCGTCACCGTCAGCCCGATGGTGGTCAGGTCGTCGTAGCGCGTCGGGCGCTGCGGCAGCCGCGCGCGCAGCCCCTGCCAGAAGCAGGCATCGCGGGCCGAGTTGCCACCGCGCTCGGTCACCCGGCGCACGCGCACTTCGATCTGGCCCGGCGTGCCCAGCGTGATGCGCTCGGTGAAGCCCAGTGAATCCTCGGAGGTCGCGGTGTAGCTGTGGGTCCGCACCGACCAAGGGTCGCCGGACCCGTACACGCGCCAGGCCACCCGCACCGTCACGGTGAAGGTGCGCTTGTTGCCCTTGTCGGTGTACCAGATCAGGCCGCCCGGGAAGTTGAAGTCGTACTCGAAGGCGTTGGTCGTCTCCCCGTTTGGGCAGACCAGGAACGGGCCCAGCCATTCCTCGCTCTCCTGCAGCCCGGTCGCCCGATAGTCGGTCGCGGTCCGCGCCGTCCAGCCTGGCCAACTGTTGTCGACCACCCCACCCTCCGTCAGCCGCTGCACCACTAGGGTGAGGCCGGATACGGCCGCGATGCGGTATTCGCTCTGCCCGCGCGACATCGCCAGCGAGACGCTGCCTTGCGGCAAGCCACCGAAGGCAGTGCCGCCCGGTCCGTCATAGGCCAGTGTGACGCGAGGCAGCGTCGCCGGCGTTCCGCCGGTCGTGGCCAAGCCCGCCGTCGCAACTGGGCTGCTGCCGAACACAGCCGCCGGCAGCCCGCTGAAGCTGATGCTTCCGCCGGCGTAAGGACTGGACGCCTCGGCGATGGTGACCACCCCGCCCGACTGGGTCGCCACCAGACCACTGTCCACCAGCTGGTCGTTGATCGCGGTGAGCAGCACGCCCAGGGTGATGTAGTTGGCCACCAGCGCGACGCTGTAGCTGGTGCCGCGCCAGCCGAGGCTGAAGGTGACCGGTGTGCCGCTGAAGTCAAAGCCGGTAGCTGCAGCAGATCCCGTGACGCGCGCGGGGCTGCCGCCGACACCGGGCACGGCCGGCGTGCCGGGCGCGTAGCTCGCCACGAACAGGCCATAGTCGGCGCCGTTGTAGGTCAGCAGCACCGGCATGCCCACATACGGGGCCAGCTCGGCCACTGCGCTCCCGGCGATGATCGAGTAGAGGCCGCTGGTGGTGGCCGTGAACGTCGCGGCTACCTTCAGCGTGAGCACCGCGCCGACCGTCCAGGACGCCGGCACCGACGTGGCCGGCCGTTCCTTGCCGTTCGCGTCGGTCACCGTCGCGTTGTTCAGCGTCAGCACGTTGCCGGCCACGGTCACCGAGTCGGCATTGAGGCTGGTGGCCACGTCCGCCGTGTCGCTCAGGTCCAGGCCGGCCGTGCCCGAGGCGGTTGCGCCGACCTCGGTCGAGTTCACCCAGTTCTCCGAACGCACGTCGCCGCCCACGTCGGCGCCCGGCGGGTAGATGGTCATCTCCACGTCGCTGCCGAAGGAACTGATCGGGGTGTTGCCCAGCCGCGCGGAGCCGAACGGGATGATGTGCCGGCCCTTGCCGACGCAAACGAACATCTGCGTCCGGTAGGTCTTGCCGCCGACGAAGCGCGACACCGGCTGCACCAGATAGTCCGCCCAGACCCGGCACCGCCCCAGAACCTCGCGAACGGGGCTACCAAGGCGCGCGGAGTTCGCCCGTGCGGTATCCAGGCTGAGCGTGTCGCCCTGCCCGTACCGGCTGCCCGAGGGCATGTTGGCGACCATGTAGATCGCGTAGGCGGCCATGACAGCCACCACCACCCAGTAGACAACCGCGGCAGCGCCTTCGAAATAGGGAATCGGGTAGATACGAACGTCGCTGTCGGCATCGATCCAGGTGGAAGCCCACGCATCCGCCGGCACAGCAGCGCCGCACAGCTCAACCTCGATCGGGTGTGGTCCCTCCCCCGGATAGCTCGGTACGTTGGAGCGCAGCCACCCATCGATCGTGGTCCTGCCGTGGCGATGGGTCTCCAGCGCCTCGCCGGGCATGCGTGAGGGGAAGATGCGGATCACGCGTAATACTCCACCCGATTGAAACGGCACTCGAAGCGGGAGACCGGCAGCACGGTGACGTTGCGGCCGTCGTTGCACTCGAGCGCGCACATTCGCCCCTCGACCTCGACGAGCACCGCAACGTGGGTGACCACGCTGCCTTGGTAGCAGAACGCAACCGCGCCTTCCACGAGGTCGCTGCCGGCGTGCTGCAGCGCAGCCTCCTCGGCCAGTTCAGCCAAGTCAGCGCGCGTCGCGCCCGGATACTCGTCCCAGGGCTCAAGGCCAAGGTCTCGACGCACCTCGTTGACGACGCCGTAGCAGTCCAGCTCCGGGAACTGGCGGCCGCCGCTGACCCAAACCACGTCCAGGTACTTTTCCAGATCAATGTTCATGTGATGTAGCGCAGCCCCGGGTGTTTGGTGAGGTTGAAGCGGTCGCGCGGCCAGGCCGTGTCGAGGATGTTCATGAAGCCGGCGGTCACCTGGACCTCCGTAGCGGTCCACTGCCCGCCCTTGATCACCATCGACAACGGCTTCTTGGCCGGCGCCAGCAGGTCGTTGCTCAGGTACACCCGAAGGGTGACCGTCATCTC